ACAAGCCTTACGGTTGATGCCATATCAATGGAATTTGATAAAGCTGATACTGCTGATGTTCTTCCTAGTATTGTTAGTGAGATGCTGCGAGATTGGGGCGCAATTCATAGCAGGGCTAAATTTGGTACAACTACAGTCATAAGAACATAATGGGACTACAGACTACAATTCAGAATGCAGTTAGTGGTGCAAAGACTGCTACATTAGATTTATGGTCTGATGTAACATACAATTCCATCGGGAATTCAGTCTATAGCACTGCAACAGGTTCTGTAACTAATTCTCAAACTGATGCTAGTATTAAAGCATTGATTTCTGGATATGAGTCTGAGCAAGTTGATAATGATATTATTTATGTAACAGATAAAAAGGCTCTTGTTGTGCAGTCTGAGCTATCTGTTACACCGGATACAACAGATAAGATTACAATTTCAGGTAAGATTCATGATATTGTTTCTGTAAAAGAAGATGCTGCTAATGCAACATGGGAGATCCAACTAAGATGCCTATGATTGCAGAGATTGATATTCAACGAGTCATGGGACAGATTGAAGTCAAAGCAGCAAAAGAAACTAAAAGAATTTCAACTGATTTATTTAAAAAGATTGTAACTAGGAACCCAGTTGACACTGGGTTTAGCAGTAAGAATTGGAACGCAACACTCGGTAAGGCTGATACATCAGTTAGAGGTGATAGAGATAAGTTGGATATTCCAGGCGCACCTCAGAGTGATTTGGATCAAATAAAAGATATGAGTAAAACAATTCATTTAGCCAATGGTGTAGATTACATTCGGGATTTGGAGAATGGTAGCTCTAAGCAAGCACCAGGTGGGTTTGTTGCTCTTTCTGTAGCAGAGGTAGTTAGTCATGAGTCTTGATAATGATCGTAAAGTTGTAGAAGAATTGCTTGAGGATAATTGGGCTACAACAGATATTGCTTGGGATGGTGTAGAGTATACTCCAACCCCTGGGACTTCTTGGATTCGTTGTACTATCCTTCCTGGGGAAGATCAATATTTAACAACTGATGAATACCGTCAAGTTGGTTTAGTTGTTATACAAATTTTTACTCCTGATAACATTGGTTCGGCAACCGCCAGAGGCTACGCTGATACTTTATCAGGCATCTTCAGAGAAGTAAAAACTGGCAATACCCTTTTCAGGATGCCAACTATTAGTCGGAATGGTATCAACAATGGTTGGTATCAGGTCAATGTTTCAATTCCATATTGGAGTAATAACTCAATTTAAGAGGATAATGTAATGTCGCAATTTCATGGTACACAAGGTAGTTTAACAATCGGTGGAACAGTTGGGGAGCTTCGTGGCTATTCAATTGATCACACAGCAGAGACTTACCAATCTAAGTTTCCAACTGCTGGTGACCCATCACCAAATCTAGAGTATATTGCTGGGCCAAAATCTTGGTCTGGTTCTGCAACTGTCTACTATGACACCAATGATGCAGGTCAAGACTCAGCAGTTGGTGCAACAGAGACAATCACTGCATTGCTTGAGGATGCAACAACAGATGGAACTCTTAGTGGTAGTGTTATTATTACTGGCCTTTCTGTCACTCACTCAGTGGATGGATTGAATGAAGCAACTATTACATTCCAGGGTTCTGGTGCACTAACCATTACACAATCTGCTTAAAGGTGTTTTAATGTCTGTAATTGATAATATGGTTCAACACTTTTCTAATAAAGACATTAGAGAGGTTGTTATTGAAGAATGGGGTGATGGTGAGAACCCATTGATTATCTTTGTAACTCCTTTTACATTGGCAGAGCAGAAGAAGCTCTATTCAATGGCAAAGGATGATAACATGGAAATGCTTGCTTATACTTTGATTCTTAAAGCCAAGGATCAAAATGGGGAGCCAATGTTCACTATGGGTGATAAAGCCACCCTGATGAATAATGTAGACCCATTTGTATTATCAAGAGTTGTATCTGAAATTACAGATAGCAATAGTGTGGAAGATCATTTGGGAAACTAAAAGCCAACCCTACAAGGAATTTTGTACTAGGGTTGGCTGAGCGTTTGCACAAAAGTATTGAGGAAATTGAAGATTTCCCAATTGATCATATTAATGAATGGTTGGCTTATTTTGAGTTAAAGAACGATGGCTGATGATATTACCATAAAGGTGTTAATTGACCCTACTGAGGCTTTACGTGGTCTCAATCAGGTCAATGCAGCTATGAAAAATGTCAAAGGTGTAACACAAAAAGCTGCGAAAGAAGGTATTGGGAAGTTTGAAAAACAAGTTAGGCAATTACATGGTGTAAACCGAAAAGTTGCAGATAGTATGAAAGAGCTATCTGCATCTATTGCTGCTATTCAAGGCCCACTTGGGCCGATTGCTGGTCGTATTACAACCCTATCCATGATGGTTCGTAGGCTTGGGGTTGCTACTACAGTTACTGTTGCTTCTATGGCAGGCTTTGTAGCAGCATTAAAAAATATTGTTGATGCTGGCTCAAATGCAGAAACTGAATTAAACACATTGCGGGGAATAATCCGTTCTACTGGTAAGGATACTCAGTTTACTGCTGAGAGTCTTGATCAAATGGCAATGGCTCTTGGTGAAGCAACTCTTACAAGCGCATCAGAAGCAAGGAAAACTCAAGGGATTCTGCTAACATATAGGAACGTCAATGAGCGGAATCTTGCCAGAATTCTTAGCTTGACTCAAGATGTTGCATCACTTGGTTTTGGTTCAATGTCAACTGCAGCAAGGGCGCTTGGTAAGGCTCTTGATGATCCTGGCAGGGGTATGGATAGCTTGCGCAGACTCGGAGTGCTGTTTACAGAGTCTCAGAAGTTACAGATTCAAGCTTGGGCAGCTACTGGGCAAGAAGCAAGAGCATATGCTGCAATTCTTGATTTAGTTGAAGAGAGGGTTGGTGGCACAGCAATAGCTGCTGCAGAAGGTTTATCTGGTAAAATTGATACGCTTGGTGAATCGTTTACCAACCTTAAAACATCAATTTATAATGCACTAATTGCTTCACCAATTGGCCAGGCTTTTACTAATGCAATTACTGCTACATCTAATTTTATAACAAAGATTCGGTTAGGTATTGAGAATATAGATCAGATTAGGGCTGTTATGACTAGCTTTAGTGATGATTTAAAAGAACATCGCAATATCATTAGGCAAGTTGGTATTGCTATGGGTGTAGCTTTTGCTCCAGCAGTACTTGGTTCAATGGCTAGTGCTATTAAGGGTGTATCGCATGCTATGGTAGGGCTTGGTAAGCACCTTTTGAAACCTTTCTTGATGATAACAGCATTAACTGCTGCTATTGTTTGGCTTGAGCAAAAATTTGGTTCTTTGGAAGGGGCAATTAAGAGACTAAAAGATTGGATTGTATCTCTTTTACCAGAACTTGAAGATTTACCTCAGCCAGTTCAAGATGCATTTAATAAGATTGGTGGGTTCTTTGATGACCTATCTACAAAAGCTGAAGATTCTTGGGAGCAAGTAGTAGGAGCTACTGGCAATGTTGCTGATGGTATAGAAGATAAGCTATCACCAATAGTCGGTGTAATCCAAGCTATCTTTAACAAAGTAAACAAAATCTTTGATCAGCATGTTAAAGATCAAAAAGATGCATTAAGTGATGCTGGCAAAAATATTGATGTATATAAAAGCAAATATGAAAAGTTTGCAAAAGGCTTTGGAGACCAAATTAATAGAATGACTATTAAGGTTGGCGATAGCATTGAGAATATGGGCAAAGAAGTTGCTGATGTTCTTGGCCCAGGTGGCAAACTTGAAGATGGTTTGACTGATGCCCTTGTTAATTTTGGGAATTTCAGAGATAATGTTAATAGCATTGCCAATGATGTGGCTGCTTCTATATATCGTATGACTATTGCAAGACCTCTTGTCAATAGTATTTCTGGAGCAATTCTTGATTTTGTTCAACCAGATGTTCAATCTTTTGCATATGGCACAAAACCAGGCGGAAATCTTACATCAACGCCATTAACCCCTCTTTATAGAGCGCCTCTTGTTCAATCAGATGTTCAATCTTTTGCATATGGCACAAACCCAGGCGGGAATCTTACATCAACGCCATTAGCAGGCAGAGCAAACGGCGGCGATGTACGTGCAGG